TGCCTTCATTTTTGTTGCGTTCAGAAATTAACATCTGGTAGGCTTCTTCGTAGCCTTCTTCTAAAGCAACATCAAATTCGCTTTTTTGAGTACCAAGACGTGAGTTAAGATCAGTAATGACCTTATACGCTTCTTCGTAACCTTGTTCTGCTGTTTCTTCTGCGGCGGAAAGTTCGGTTGAAAGCTCAGAATAAGCTCCTTCCAACTTTTCGTTGTATTCTTTTTCAAGTTCCTCTTTAACTTCACCTTTAGACTCGTTCAAAGATTCCTCAACAGCAGAAGCAACTTCATTTACCTGGTCTTTTGGTAAGAGTTTTTTTAATGACTCAATAATTCTATCCATTAGATTTAACCTCACTTTTTATTTTGTCTGTTTCTTCTTTTATAATGCCGCTGAGTGCAGCCACAATAGCTTCTTTACTAACAATATGTATGCCGTAGCCATCATTTTTTGATGAACTACTATCAACATTATGGTTATTAACGGCCTCTTTCTTAGCCTTAGTGACTTTTTCTTGAAAAGCCGACGAAGTACTAGGGTCAGCTACGGCATCAAACGTGATGAGTTTGTAGCTTTCTCCTATAACTAAAATTCCATTTTCATTTACTTTCCCATTCCCTACGCCTCTTGAACTAATTCCAACACGAACCCCATCATTAATGAGGCTCTTTAAAACTTTTCCATGAGGAGTATTGAGAATTTCACCTTCTCCCATCAAAGTATTACCTTCCCACCACAATTGTGTGACAATATGAGATGCATTAGTAAAGTGAATAATACTGTCAGTTGGATGATCCAACTCACCAATTAATCCTCTTCCTTTGATGTGGTCATTCAGCCTTTTAACATTCTCATCTAGAACGCCAAAAGGATACATTCTTTTATTTTTATTAACTGCTTCGGCTTCTTGGAATTTGCCTTTAAATTTAACAGTACCGTTTTCAGTAGTGGTAGATTCATTTAAATTTAAAGTAAACCCAGAACCTACACAGCTATCAACTAGCAACATAGGGTTGTCACTCATTTTTCATTTCCCCTTATTCTGGTGTTGACGGCTTCAAGTTATTAAGTAAAAACGGATTCTTCTTCGGAGGCCAAGGTGCCTCATCACCAGCTTTTTCAGCTTGTGCATAAGAAGGATTGCTCATAGAACTTTCCATGTCGCCTAATTCTTCTGCTCCTGCGTCACCTACTTCTCTTTTGGTTTTTGCATCATCCCAAAAGATGTATGGATTCTTTTTAGTGGTGCCGTCCATGTCGCCTAATGACTCTCCTTCTTCGCCAGTCATTTTCCAACGATTTTTGTCATCGCCAGCAAAATCTCTAGAAGGGGAATAAGCTTTGTCGGCTGCGTCACTCACTGCTGGGTGGTCGCCTTCGCCGGAATCGCCCATTACGCCACCGGAAACATGTGGTTCTGCGTAGAAATCAACATTGTCAAGATTAGCTTCAATCAAAAGGTAAAGCCATTCAGAAGCAGATTCCGCAATATTAAGATCTGCTTGAACATCTTGATTTAGAACGTTCGCCAAAAGTTGAAGATGGGATAAGGCTCCCTCTTTCAAAGCGTCATCTCGGCTTCCTTCAGCCTGACGATAAACATCTCCTACGGCTTGATATACTGCTTCAAACACTTTTAAGTTGTTATCAATGTCTTCGTCTAAAGTTGGATAGAATTCTTTGATTGTTTCTTGGAAATCAACATAAGAATCTTCTGATTCTTCATCATTGTTTTCAGAACCAGAAAGCTTTTCAATTCTGCCAACACGATCAGAGTATGCATTATGCGCACTTCTTAAAATTCCCTCGGACATAAAGTTGCATGTATGATCGTCAAAGTTAGTCGATCCGACCGATTCCAATGCTCCTGATATCTTTTGAGCTAATTCATCTTGAGTTAGATATAAAACACTTGGCCACTTGGTAACAATGCCTTCAAGAGTTTCTTCTAATGCATCATTATCTGACAAGGCATTGCTTCTTTTAAGTTCAGACAGAGCCTTGCAAAATTCTTCGTCATTACTAAGATCTTGAGCCTCTGTGCGAAGTGCCTTCATGGTTCCATTCATAGCCTTCCAACTTGATTGTGCCCATTTAGATTCATTTCTTTTCTGACTTGCTGGAACGGATACCGCTGTCAAGTTTCCTTCATCATTATAGGAAACTTGAGTCTCATGAAGGACGGGGCCATAATTGTGAATATCAACATATTCTAAAACATTATGACAAAGGTCTACCCATTCTATCATTTTCTTTTTGCCAAGATTGTATCTTGTAAATACTCGACGTTGATGACCACCCTTGCCAGTCTTTAAGTGACCAAGCTTTTTACTCATCCTGTCGGAGAGTCTTTTGATTTGTTTTGCAAGACCTGGATGCGTCTCCTTCCATTTTTGGAAGATCTTTCGGGACTTTTTACCCAGCATGACTGCCAGACGACTGCGTTTCTTGCCTTTAAGTTTAGAAGTTTTTCCGGTTCCTTTTGAAACGGTCATCGTGGCGGCTTCTGTTACCGCTTCTTCGAATACTCTAGAAATGGTTGGAGAACTCATATAGCTATCGAAATGGCTTTTGGCCTTTTCTTCATTTCCTTCTAACAAAGAATCAACCATGTCGGAAAGAATTGATTGAGACTCTTTTTTCAAGGAGTCTTCATCAACTATAATATTTTCAATATTTTCTAGATTAATTCTTCCGTCTTTTATTTGATATTCTGCACGAATATATTCGCCATCAATTGTTTCGTAGATCACATCGTTTTCACTAAAACAATAAAGGCTAACAGAAGTTTCAAGAACATTCGAAAGAACGTCTTCTGCACCAACTAACTCACGTTGGGCAAGGGTTAGAGAGTTGTTCTCCATTTCCTTAAATTCATTGTATTGAACGAGTTTTTTCTTCATCGGATGACTCCTAATTGATTATTTTTCCAAGCTTAAGCTCTACTTGCATATATATGTTTACTGTCGTTTAAAAATAAAGTCCACCTAAGAACTTTAATACAACGGCCTTATAGTATAGTATGCAGCAACCGCTTAATAATGAGGTAAAAATGATGCGATCATTCGGCAATTACATAAAAAGTAAAGAACAATTCGTTGAGTCTAGCGCAACTGACATCGGAAGAACGGCATTGGGAAGCGTTTCTTTAGGGGAGAAACAGAAAGAGCAGTTGGGAAATTTATTCAAAGTAATAGAATTAATTTCAGACGGTTATATGTCGGATTTAAAAACTTTTTTAAATCGCATGTCTAATAAAGATGAAGAAATTGAAAAGTTGGTTGAAAAAATTAAAGATAACAACTGGGCCAGCTTGCACCAAGCAGGAACCAAAGCAACTTCGGCATTCGATTCTGGCGATGAAAATAATTCATCTGAGCCGGAAAGCGACAGTGGGTTTAATGAGCCAGATATGCTTGCTCAACACGACACGGGCGATGCAGAATAATTTTATTTAAACCAATATTTTTTTGCTTTTTCTAAATTGTCTTTTTCAAGATCAAACACAGTTTCTGCTAAAACTGTGTCCGTGTTGCATTTGGGGCATATCGCCGTCTTGTCATCATCCGTATATTCTTTAATTTCTTTAGTTTCAAATAACTCTAAGCAATGGTAACATCCGGCCATCTTGCTAGATATAATCTCTTTTTTATTATGAAATGACAATCGAGGAGCTTTTTTAATCATTCTACCTCACTATAATCTATTTCTTCTTCATCTTGGTCTTTGCCATGATTTCTAATTTCTAAATCATATTTTTTAATATCTCCATCATCTGGTTCAGCTAAAGGAGTCCCAGCGGGTGTGGCTTCTGCCTCTGGTGGCGGGGTTCCTTCTGGTGTGGCTTCTGCCTCTGGCGGCGGGGTTCCTTCTGGTGTGGCTTCTGCGCCCAACTCTGGGGATGGCCCGCCTGCGGCTAGTCCGATCTCTGTTTCATCAGGTTGTTGTCCTGGTGTTCCCACCCCCATGAGTTGAGGATTTTGTCCTATTACTTGTAGCTTAAGATCTTCTAATTTTTGCAATTTAAGTCTTGATAACATTTCTTCAGCTTCTTCTTCTGTATATTTCAACCATTTGGTTAATATGTCAAAATCAGATAGAAGCGCAGCGCCTTTTAAGCTTCCTGCATTATTTATCCTATTAGTAATAATCTCAACTCGACTAAGTTCCCGCCAATCTGACGGGGGTGTAAGTTTGATCATTAAGTCTTGATAAGATTCCTCAGGGAATCCTCTGAGTTCTAGATGTCTCTCTGCAAGTGAATACAAACCATCTTCTAGGCTGGTTTGTAATCTTTCAATCATTCTTGCGAATTTAACGTCTTGAGCCGAAAGAGTAATTCTTGTTGCGTTGGGATCTTCTTGTGAAAAATAACTCTTTGGAAAATTCAATGCCGCAAATAATTTATTTCTAAAATAAATGGCGTCATCTATTTCCCCAAGATTTTGTGCACCCGGAAGGGTTTCGATTCTAGTTCCCGAATTAGGTCGAAGAGGCAACCAATAGTCCTCATCTTGTGCAGGAGCATGCCATCGTTCTTCTACGCTCGATGCATTATTTCCACCCTTCCCGCTTGAAACTTTTTTCTTTCTAAATTGGTCTTTCATTCTTTCCATGAAAGCCTCTGCTTTATAAGGAGGCAGTTGCCCGACATCAATATAAAACACACGACGTTCAGGTGCTCTTGTCAGTCGATAAACCAACATTGCATCTTCCATTAATCGCAACTGATGTGCTGGACCTCTGGCAGGCTCGATTAAAGAGACTCCATATGGATAGAAGGTTCTTCTGTCATCCCCAATTTTCATATGAACAATTTGATTTGGATGAAATCTAATCGCTGTGGATTGTTGCAAATCTGCTTCGTTTGCTTTTGTGACAGGGACTCTAGTCAATGACTGATAATCCGGCCCTTCCTTACTTTGTTGAAATTCAATTAACTTGCCTTTTGTGGTTTCTATTTTATACATGCTCTCACAAGGCAACGGGAGGGTTTTTAATATTCCATCTTTTGGGCTATTGGGATTAATGATGACTTCAACAAAATAATCTCCGAATATAAAAAGATTTTTTGCCCAGTTCCAAATTCTTCTATCAATCTTAAGAAGTTTATAAAATAAGAATTCAACTTCTTCTTTGACTTTTGTAGTGTCACATTCCACAGTGACAATGTGACGGTTTTCTCCAACTTGACAATTATGGAATATCGTTGATTCTCCACAAAAGTTTTCATGGTTATCAACTGAGAGATCATAAACATTCATTTTTTTCCATTGATGAATATCAACTACTCTTCTTCGATCCTCTTTTCTGCCAAGCATTCGACCTTCTTTAACTGTGAATCCTGCTTGCTTGATCCATCCGCTAAGTGTCTTCCATTCATGCCCGACAGCGTTAGAAACATTTTGAAGATCCATTCCTTGAGAAAGCAATCGCATTGTGTGATTGACTTTTTCTAATCGCTCATTCTTTTTTCCAGTTTTCCATTCATCAACAAATTGTCTCTCATGCTTCCAACCATCTTTAAAAGTAAATATTCTTGGGAACTGTCCTACTTTTAATTTATTATAACGGTTATCAGGACTTTCTTTATAGAACGGCATTAGTTCATCGCCAAATTGAAGTTCTCCCGCTTCAATCCATGTCCCATCTCTTTTTAATATTCTGTGGTCTGGTGTTGCGATGATTTTTGTTCCATCATCTAAAAATATCCTTACTGTTTCTGCTTGCTTTACCAATCTGGGGGTGTGTGCCCAACCAAGGGTGTAATCTTCTTTTTTAAAATCCCAACAATAAACTAAGAATCTTTCGTCTGCTTTATTTTCTGCCAGCCACTTAATCGTAGGTGACCCAAAAGGAGTTGCCACTTTCGTCTTTCCCACCAAGCAAGCTTCGTCAGCAAACACTGTCATTGCCATTTCTATTTCGGCAACATTTCTTAGTCTCTCATATTCTTTATATCTACTTTGTCGATTGGTAACAGAAGATAAATCAATGAAGTCATTGGAATCACGAAGTCTAATTAATCCTTTAGACCCGCTCCAAAAAGATCCGTCTGACCGTATATTGGGGATAACATCAGGCGTAGTAACCCCAGCACCAGAAAGCTGGTCACCGCCTTGATCCATTGGACCTTTAGCGAAACTGTAACTGAATAATTTAAAAAAGTCCCACCATGCCATGATTGTAATCCTAATTTCTTCTTTTTATATTTAGAACGTCGGTCGTTTAATTACTATTATAAAATAGTTATGAGTAAAGCCGTTTTTATTACAAGTCATCTTTTCTCTGGTTCGCACGCTTTGTGCGAAGCATTGGATACCAATAAAAGAGTATCTTCTTTTAGTTCCAATGCTATGTATAAACATTATGATGACTTCCGATTTTTAGTTGGAAGAAAGCATAAGGCCAACAATACAGCGGCCACCTACTTAGATGAACTTCTCTATAACCATTCCTTTTCCTGCAAACCCCTTTATGAGTATTGTAAGTTTATTTATGTAGTTCGTGAAGCTAAACCAACTCTAAATGGTATCGTAACACATCATAATTTAAAACATCAATCCGCTTTGAGATATTATTCATATCGTTTAAGAAGATTATGTGAAATGGCAAAAAATACACCAAATTCTCTTTTAATTACTTGGGATGACATAATTTCAGGGAAATGCATAGAACCAATATCCGATTTTTTGAATTTAAAATCTAACTTTAAAATGAACTTAGACTTTGACCATTATAAAGATTTTCCTGATAATGTTCATTATAATTTAATAAAACAAGGTCAAGAGTCTTATGAAAGACATATTGCATATCTTAAGTCCAAACTAAGAACGTGCTAATTTCCGTGGTTGGCCTTGATCCACCTTACTGTCCCGCTCTCCGATCTCATAAACACACTGTTGGTGGCGGGGCTTCCTGACGACCACTTAACCCCTTTAAGCATACTCCCGTCTGTAATTCCGGTAGCAACAAAAACACAAGGTCCAGAAACCAAATCCTCAATTCCCAAAATTTCTCCTTGAGGGGTCCAAACGTCTCCATCTCTATCATAGGCTTTAATTTGGAAATCTCCTCCCAAACACTTAATCGCCGCCGCAGATATCACAGCTTCAGGAGATCCGCCGATTCCACAAAGCATGTCTATATCATTATTCGGAAGACATGATGCAACTGCCCCCGTGATATCACAATCTTGTATTAATTTTATTCTTACATTCATATCTCGAAGACGGGATATAAGCTCATTGTGCCTAGGTCTGTTTAGGACACACACAACAATGTTGTTATAACTTTTACCAGTTGCTTTTGAAATCAGTTTAATATTTTCTTCAATTGTATTATCAATTGATAGATCAACATGACTTTTTATAGAAGGGCCATAAGCAATCTTATCAGCGTAAAAGTGTTTTGTTTTGTACATTGTGCCAAAATGCGACATTGCCAATGTGCTTATTGCTTCGGGTCCTGAGGTCACGGTGGGAGTTGTGCCTTCTATGGGATCAAGAGAAATGTCATATGGGGCGAAGCGGCCACTGCTAGATTCGCAGTGGCGATCTTTTCCAACTCTCTCTCCTTCAAACAAACCATAAGACTCATCCTTCTCACCTTCTCCGATGGCTATTATTCCATGGAAATCGATTTGGTTAAGTCTATTTCTCAGTGCCTCAGTTGCAGCTTTATCGGCCTCTAATTTGTTTCCACTTCCAACCCATTGAGAGGCGGCAATTGCGGCAGCTTCAGTAACACGAATAAGGTCTAAGCTTATATCGATCATTTTTTTATCCAAATAAAGTTTGGTCATTTAAATTTTTGAATGAGTCCAATTTGTCTTTTTCTTCTTGAATCATTTCGTCAATAACATCAATGGATTTTGAAGAATTTAATTCGCCTGCGAAAGGAGCAAGTCCTGTTGGCGGATTTTGAATTTCGTTTCTTTTATGCCTCTTTGCTTCTGTTTTATTTATCTTATATAAAGCTTGTCTCAAATGAAACCTAACTTCATTGAGAGCAAAGTCTACAGGCAAACTTTGAATGGTTTTTTGCAATAATTCTTTAGTTCTTTTAGTATTATTTTTCATTTAACTACCATCCAAATTCTCTTAAAATTTTATCGTTTTTTCTTTTTTTATCAAACACAACTCCGGGCAATATATCTTTTCCGGTAGGGTCTAAAATCGGATCATTATCGTCTTCCCCAATCCAATCAATGGGGGAGCCATCTTGTATTTCTTTTCTAATTTCTTCATAGTTAGGACTTTTGAATACAGACGTAATTTCACCGGGCATTTCCGCACCTATAGGAACCCCCCTCATAATTGTGTCTCTTACATACAATGCCACAGACATAGCCATTATCGCATCATCGTGTTTTCCTTTTTGAGCTTCGGCCCGTTTTCTTTGAGCACTATAAATAAATGTTTTTAATTCGGTCACAAATCTGGGGCTATTAACCGTAAGTGTGTCATTTAAAATTCTGTGCTGCAAGGCTTCAAGAAGGATGGGCCTTGTTGTTCTATTTGTTACTATTCCTGCCTTGGGGGTTGATCTCTTTTTTTCGTCGTAAAAAAGATTTTCATAATGTAGTTCATTTTGAAGGTTGCTTATGACAGCACCGCCCGGTGCCATGTTTTCAATGGCTACTAAAGCTATATTGTAATATATTCCAACTTCGTTAATTACCTGTGCGAATAAATGAGGGGGAACCAAGTTGCTATAAAATTCTGCAACTTGTTCTAATGTAGCTGAGTCAATTATTTGGAAACAACTGCTGTCCCCGTCGTCTCCCACTCCTTCTGCACAATCTGCCCCCAATATATATTCATGACCATCGATAGGCTCCTTCCACACCCACATGGCTCCACGTTCCCAGTCTTCATTAGACAGTTCAGTTTTATCTTCTTTATTATTCCATTTAGAAAACAATTTACGCACAGGAAAATTGTCCCTTGTTTTTTTGTCTAGATGCCCAATTTTTTCAGAATTAATATAAGTTTCACCTGAGCCTAAAAATGATCGCATAACTTCTTGCAACCATCCTTTTGTTCCCAATTGTGCCTTTTGGTCTTTTACCCAATTTTTATTATTGTATTCAGGGTGCTCCCAGTAGTCTAAGTCAATGATGTTAAACTTGTTTTTCTTGTCTTTAGCATTATAATAAGTTTCTTGATACCAGTTCCCTAAACCGTTGACAGTAGAAATGACTATACACCGACCACCAGTTGATATGGTGGGGTACATGGCTTTCCAATGTTCTTCCATTTTTGGAACAAATGCGGCTTCGTCAATAACCAAATAAGTCAAGGCTCGACCACGAGCGGCCTGTGGTGTATAGAAAAACAGGTTGCCACCTGTCTCGGAAAATTCTTTATGATGATCATTCCATTTGTCTTTGTTTTTTGGATTCATCCAAGAAGGCAAATTAGAGACGGCACGATTAATGATCTCACCTGATCCTATTGCTTCACGATCAGTTTTAGAAAGAACCATTATTTGTTGATCAAGTTTAAATAGACATCTCCACAACCCCCACAAAATGGTTACTGTAGTCAGTCCTCCTTGTCGAAATTTAGAAATTATATTAAATCTATAATCGTCATATTCTTTTATCACACGTCGTTGATACTTATAAAGGATAAAGGGGATAAGACCATTTATTGGATGTAAAATTTTAACGTACTTAGTGCAAAAATAAGAAAAACTAGATGCGCATTTTATTATTTCTTCTGTCTGTTTTTCTTGACTATAGGCATCTATTTGGTCTAGATCTTCATTAGGGTCTACGCTAAATTCGCATTTTTCAAACTCATAATACTCTAAGTCGAATTTTTTTTCATAAAATTGTTTGAACTGATCTTGCATAATTGTTTCTCGGTTATTCCTTTTAATATATATACACAATTAATATGAGCAAAAATTTATGAATATTAAAAAAGATGATCAAAAAAAACGTGGCTTTATTGCAACATCAATAACGATAGGAACTATTGGGGTAGCTGTCGCTTTGGGGGCCATTCAAGCAATCGCTTCTTTTATAATTAAAAAAATCCTGTCTTTTTTTGGAAAAAACAAAAAGGAAGAAAAAAATGAAAACTAAAATTTCTATCGTAGTTTTGTCCTTTCTCACATTAGTAAACATAGTTTTATTTAAAATGGGCGATGAAAAAATTACCCCTAAAGTCACAATAGTAGAATATCAAGAAGAGAATCTAGCGAATTCCAACGTAGAAGTTCCCAACGTAGAAGTTCCCAACGTAGAAGTTCCCAACGTTCCCAACGTAGAAGAGCCGGAAACCATACCAGTGTTTCCAAGGCTAGAAGGTTTGGCAACGATTACCAAAGAAGAATGTAGAGAAATTGTATCTGTTCTAGCATCTGATGAATATGAAGGACGGAAACCAGGGTCAGACGGCGACAAAAAAACCATTTCTTACGTTGAAGATCAATTCAGGAGAATAGGATTGGAACCTATAAATGAAAATGGTTACCGACACACCTTTATTTACCCATCGAAAATTCCACTGAAAACTTCTAATGTGGTAGGAGTAATAGAAGGCACTGATGATACTTGCATTTTGTTGGGTGCTCACATGGATCATCTTGGCAAATCCTCAGTGCTGAGAGTAAAAAATCGCATTTATAACGGTGCAGATGATAATGCCTCTGGCGTATCTGCTCTTATTGAAATCGCTGAAGCTTTTGTAGAATCAAAAGTCGTCCCAAAGCACACATTGATTTTTGTGGCTTTTAATGCTGAGGAAATGGGTCTTATTGGATCTCGATTTTATGTTTCTCATCCTGTGAAGCCATTAGACAAATTGTCCTTAATGATTAATTTAGACATGATAGGAAGATTAGATGGCAAAAATGAATTGGACCTGCAAAGTAGTCGAATATCTAAAGATTTGAAAAAACTTATTGATAAACTAGATGACGAGTATCCATTTGATTTTGATTTGATAAAAGCGGGTTCTAGATCAGACCACGCTAATTTCGCCAACCAAGAAATCCCTGTTTTGTTTTTCCATACCGGAGGACATAGTCTTTATCATACAACTGGAGATGAAATCGATACTCTGGATTTTGATGGTTTAGAGAAATTAACAAAATTCATTTTTGACTTGACTTTCACATTGGCTGTTGATAATTTAGAAACTAATAAAACATCTTTTATAAACATCCCAGACAGGACGTTTAGCCCATCTGCCCTAAATAATTAAAAATTTGTTGGAGAAAAACTTAATGAACTTAAATCAATTAATCAATCTTCTAAATGAAGACTTGAGCAGAGAATATATGCATTGGCATTTTTATATGAATGCAGCAATTCGTGTTCAAACTTTGCATAGAGCAGAAATCCAAGAACTGATGCTTGAAGAAGCTGCCGGTGAGATGAAGCATATAGAGGAATTTGGAAAATTGATAGTTGGATTAGGAGGAACCCCAACAGTAGAAGTTGCTAGTTTTGAATCTAATACTACTGATCCAAAGATAATTTTAGAAGAAGCTCTAAAGATGGAAGAAGAAGTGGTGACTAATTATGTGCAAAGAATGGATGATGCTGAGAAACTAGAGTCTTTGGGTGGGATTGATAAAGTTCATGGAAGATATGTTCACATTTTCCTCGAAGATCAAGTCCTTGATTCTAGACAAGCTGTTGACCATTATAAACAATTAATAGCAGGCCTTAAATCTGTTTAATCACTATTGTTGTTGAATTTTATTTTTATTATAATTAAATTAATTAAATTCAATGAACTTAAGGAACTGTAAAATGAATAAAAAAGCAAAACTAGTTAGAAACTTACCGGCGGCTAGATTTTATTATAAAGGGAGCCATTCTCACCCTGTGAGAAGAACTGTGTTGGTCACAGAAGTTGGGAGAAATGTTATTAGAGGATATGAACTCAGAGAAGGTTCGGATGTTAGAGAATTTTCTAAATCCCTTTATAAAACTTATTCCAGATCTAAAATCGCAACAACAAATCAGTGCCGAAAAGATAACAAAGTAAGCACAAAAAAGAACAAAACGACATTAAAGAGAGTCAGCTTGAAAACCTTAGTTTTTGACGGGGTTTGACTTGCGCCGTCCTCAAGGCCACCATTTTGGCGTAGGTTTACCCAAAAGCTCGACCAATTATTATTGGTCGGGCTTTTTTATTTAAAAAGAACCTTACTAACATAAATAAGGTATAAATGTAGGAGCTAAATGTAGGCGAAACTAGCTTATGGCTGGTAAATAAGGATTTAATCATGGCAGAATTTTTTCAAAATGTTTTTAACAAAGACTTTCATGGAACAATATACGGAATAGGATTGGAAGAATCCCCCCAGAATTGGACAATGGGTGCCAATCAAGGAAGAAGTACTAATTCAGTAGTTCATTGGGCGGGGCCAGGCGTCGCAACTGGTACATATAATTTATCAGGGAAAACAACCTTAACTGTTAATTTTGCCAGACCAAGTGCTCCTGATGCTTTCTTTGCAATAGCCGTTGATGTTACGGCCACGGCTAGTGCCGCAGGTTCAGTTTCTATTCATGAAATTGTTACTGATCTTAATGCTGACGCCGCATTTTCTACACTTATGACAGCTTCGGTAATTGATGGATCAAATGAAGTCAAAGATGCTACTCATGGTTTTGCTGGTGGCGGGGGAGTTGCTAAACAAATTGATATAACTGGAAAAGTTCCAGGTGAATTTTATGTTTTGAATAGTTCAGCCGAAGAAGTTTTAAAGTTTAATAAAAAAGCCCCAATTAAAGAGCTAATTACATTCTTTAAACGAATGTCGTGGGATGTAGATGGCACCGCAGTTGAGGCTGCGGCCACAGGCCCCCGCCCTTTAATTTGGTTGGACATATCAGATGCAAACGCCCAAGTTCCTCTTACTACTGCGGGGATCGTGTCTCCTTGGACGAGACAAGCTGATTATCAGTTGCTCAAGGGTAACGTGCCTCAATATCAATTTGTCAAGAATACTTATGATGTGGCTACCGGCACCGATCACACAGTACAAATTGCTTATAACGCAGGTGCTGTAGTTGGCGATCCGGCCTACAAGACTACTATGGTATATGTTAACAATAAAATGACCGAAAGTACGACAGTTCCATATGTGCTTGAGTCTGGCGACTTAGTTACTCCATAAATAATTTAAAAGAAAGGGTTTCAAATGTCTAAAACTAAAAGAGAAGATGGCTTGTGGTCAGAAGAACGCATCGTAGAAAAAGATGGCGAAAAAATCATTGAGACCTATGTTGAAAAGAGGCCTATGGAACTTACTTCTCGCATAATCGAAAAGACTCGGCCTGTTGTGGTTGAAAGAAAAGTTGAACATTTAGTAGATGGGAAAGTTGTTGACACAGAAGTTGAATCTTTATCTGAAGATCTTGAAAAGGCAACTAATGCCGTCGAAAGCAGTCAAGAAGTAGGTGCTATGCAGTCAGAAATTGCTGAGAGAGTTATCGCAGAAGCCAAAAAGCTTTCCCTGCTTGATATGATTCTTGTAGGACTTATTGCTGTCCAATCAGCGGTTTTGATTTATTTCTTACTTAATATGTAAAATTCTATTATAGAATTAATGCACTAAAAACGTTGTTAGTTTTACGGGTAACGTAATTCTGTCATATCCCCCATTTATCTCTTATTTTCCATAACCAAGATTGTTTTGCACGGTCAGCCTCTTTGTTGACCTCTTCACCATCTTTTTTTCTCTGGTCTTTTTCCATGTATTTAGAACGATCATATAATTGGTTTATATTTTTTTCCCAAGATTCTTTAGGGACATAACATAATAATTCTCCTGAAGCTTCTTTGTATACTAAGTATCCTTTTTCATACACAGTTAATTCTTTTTTATTGTTCATATATTGTATTTCCAAATGCATTCCTCTAGACAAGCCATCCCAAATTCTTCCTACATCATGACTTAAACTTCCTTCTTCAAAAGTTTGCATTGATTCTTCATCTTCGTCCACATCTTCCCAAAAGTGGTCGAAATAACTCGCATCGGAAAACATTCCTTCTTGAGAAACAATAGGTTCCCCCAAGTGTTTTAAGATCATTCCTAATTTTCCACTCTTCCCCATCAGGTTTTTCTTTGATGCTTCTATTGTTCTTTTTTCTTTAATTTGATTTTCGTAATCATTAGGATTCATTTGGGATTTACCTCCTTTAACCAAGATGTACAATAAGGGCATCTTGCGCACTCTTTATTTATAGATTCTAAACAATGCGAACATTTATTTGCATTAGATTTAGGTACATTGTTTTCTTTAATTATTGGTTCTAATAGTTTTTTATAAATAATAAAAAGAACTAAAGAAATCAGCATGAAATCCACAAAAGTTCCCGCCACTTTCCCTATTTCTAATTCTAGTCCATCAATTGGAGAAAACACTCGATCCCGCCAGTTATGGGTTTCATTTTCTGAAATGGCAGAAGCGAGGTAATCCATTATGGGCATAATTATATTTTGAGATAAAGAAGTTATGACTTTTTGAAAAGATATCCCCAAAACAAACGCTACGGCAACTTCTAGCATGCTCTTTTTGAAAGCAAATTTTTTATAGTCGTCGTAATTTTTTTTACCTACTATATTCTCTATTTCAGACTTCAATTCTTCTTTAGTTCTAAATTTTTTATTTTTCATGTTGTTCTCCCGTTTATAAGTATTAGAGAGAGGTAATCAATATGTTGAATTGGATTAAAAAAAAATTAGGTTTATTTGAATCTTGTTGCGTAAAAACTCAAGAATCAAACGATAAGTTAACTGTTTTTCTTAATGACCCCACTACTCCTGATCTTATTATTA